ACCGTTCAGCTTGCACAGGATTTGTTCTCGCCGATTGGAACCGGTCAGACGGGCATGGAACTATTACGACCTCATTTGCCAGAGGGTCTTATTTCTGAAGGTGAATCAAGCATCGGCTTAGTGGGTCAGCTTATTCAAGCTACAGGACAGAATGTTCGTAGTGAATTGTTAGATGACCAACTCAAGCGGGAGAATCCTGACTGGAGAAACTGGTCTGACGCAATCTACGAAAGAGAAAAGAAAAACCTTATCGTGCGTTTATTCGGAGAACAGACTGAAAGAGAAAAGGAATTACGTAAAAAAGAGATAGAAGAATTATTCGGCGGGAATAAAGAAGAAAAAGCTGATAAGTTCTTTGGCAGATGACATCTACTCAAGCACATTGCCCAAAATGCGATATCAAATGGCCTATACGCCTAGAGAAAGGAAGTAGGGTGGAGTTCTTCTGCCGTAGCAAAAGGTGTGGTGGTATATGGGTAGCGATTGACACAAGACTACCAGTACTGGTAGCGTAATTCCTACAAGTACATATTTGGTATAGATAGAGCGCATGGTCGCATATCTCTTTGGAGAGTGCGACTTTTTTATTTGCCAAATTTTGAGGCTTTATGACGCAATCTAATGAAATACAAAATGACTCTGAATTAGAAGTCAATCCAGTCACAAACACGGTAATGCCTATGTTTGCTGACGAGGAGCTTGCTGCCCTTGAAACTCCTACAGATACCCCTGCGCCTGCTGAAGTTGTTGAACCCGTTGAATCTAGTACGCCTGATTCAACGCCCGTTCCGCCGGTAGAAGACCTTTATACCGTTCCAAAAGAAGCGCAACTTCCTGTAGATGAGACTCAGCCTAATACTCTTTCTGAAGCAGACCAAAGAGAACTTGCTGAGTTACGGGCTAACAGAGATGAAATCCTACGTGTTCAGGCTATCAATCAGAATGCTACTCAGGCGCAGACGCTTCAGAATGAGATAACTCAGAAGTACGTCAATCTTGGGTACGACCAAGAGACTGCCCAGCGGTTTGCTGTAGACATGGCTCAAGAGCGCATGGCTGGCAATGCTAGGGCACAAGAAGCCCAAGAACAGAACAGAATCCAACAGGAATACAATGGCCGTAAACAACGAGCCATTGCGGCGTTTAGCACTAAGTACGGTGTTGACCCTGCTGCTCTCGCCGGTTTTAATGATGCTCCATCAATGGAAGCCTACGCATTGTTATTGAAAAACAATGGCGAGACTTCTCGTCGATTAGCGAAGCTTGAAGGCAATCTAGTCGATGATGGCACGCCCGATGGCGGTCTACCCTCTGGTAGCGCACCTATGACTACCGCTCAACTTTTGGCAGCTACAGGTGCGAATCCAGATATGGTAATAAGCCCTGAGCAGAAAGCTCTGCTTGATGCATACGTACAAACTCTTACATAATCGGAGGGAACAATGGCTGTAGGACGAACTACCACTGACTCACTGGATGCTTCTTTGCCGACAATTGTCGGGGCGTCTAGGAATGTTCGTGAGAATGAAGGCGAAATCATGTCCACGGTGGACCGGCAAACCCTTGGTAAAGGAATGGGTATCACATGGCACGAGGTTTCTTATGCCAAGGTTACTGCCCAGGCCATCACCGAGGATACGATTCTCGACAACCCTCAGCAAATGTCGGATACTGACTTCCCTCTGACCCCAACCGTGGTAGGTATTGAAACACTTATCACTGACCGGGTAGGAGAGCGTATCGTCCAACACGGGGTTGCCAAACTGGGAGTTCTGGCTCAAAACGCCATGACTCGCAAGAAGAATCAAGATGGCTTGACTCAACTAGATAGTTTTACCACTCATCTAGCCGGAGCAGGTACGACTTTGACTTATGGTCATATCATGGCTGCTTCAGTACGGATTACTGGTAACACTACCGAGCCAGGTCCTGCCCCGCTCCATGCCCAATTACACGCTTTCCAGATAAAGGACATCACTGACGAGATGACTTCCCCTGTGGGAACTTATGACATCAGCAGCGGTGGCCTGAGTGCAGATGCATTCCGCAACGGATTCAAGGGTATGATTGGAAACGTCTCCATCCATGAGAATAACGAGATATCCATTGATAGCTCTTCAAATGACGCGAAGGGCGGCGTTTATTCCAAGATGGCTCTTGTCCTCGTTCAGGGCCGTAGCCCACGGGCTGTAGCGGTTCGACGTGAAGACATCGGCGGCGGCGCGACTATCATGTACCACTACGATGAGTACGTGTACGGGGAACGGTCTTCGGGTAACTGGGGATATGAAATCCTGAGTGACGCGACTACGCCGACTTCGTAATGAATTCCCGGCGTGAAGCCTGGGCAAAAGCACATGGCCCTATTCCTAAAGAATGGGTTGTGCATAATTTGAATGGTGACCCTTCGGACATACGGATAGAGAATCTAGCCGCTGTCCCTAGGAATAACATCTTTTTGGCAGTGGCTCCCTACAGGGAGCGTATACGAAATTTAGAGCTAAAGCTTAAACAAGTAGGTGAATAAAATGGCTCAATCAGCTAACGGCAGAATTAGACTTTTTGAAGATTTCTTTGCGGAAGACCCCGTCTCAAATACTGCAACGGATAGGGCACTTGGTAATTTCACTGTTGCTGGTCAAGGTTCCGAAGATACAGATTCGGGCATCCCCCTCTTGCACGCTGATGCGATTAGTGGTGTCGGCGTTATGACTACTACAAACGAAGACAACCACACGATTCTGATAGGAACTCCTGTTGCCTTTGATGTAGGGTTGATGGGTACAATCGTGGCAGAGACTCGCGTTCGATTCGTAGACCTTGACACTAAAGAGGTCTTCTTCGGATTCACCGATATTGACCCAAGTACTCTCAGCATAGAAACCGATGTGATGACCGGTGCTACAACAACCTTGACGTTGACAGCTTCGGATATATGTGGATTCTTTCTCTCAGCAGAACTTTCTGATGACGAAGACTGGCACACCGTATACAACGGCGGGACTACTACCGGAGAAACTGATTCCACGGCACTAGACTGCGATGATGATGCAGTAACTGGTGAGTGGCAGGTCCTTCGTTTGGAGTTGGCCCCTAATGGTACGGTCCGTTGGTTCTTGGATGGAGTTCTAGTAAGAACGGTTACCGGAGCGGTTTCTACAAGCGTTGACCTGTCGTTGATTCTTGCTCTTGAAGCCAAGGGTGCTGCCATAGAGATTATGCACGTTGACTATCTGATGGTAGAAGCCAACCGGGACTGGACGGCCTAATTGAAACTAGGCGTTGAAGAATACATTCATCCCAATACAGGGTTTAACCGACTCCCCTCAGTCTATGAGATAGACACGGACGAGAAGGCATACACCTTAGTTGAGTTGAATCTGTCTCCCGCACTGGGAGGGCTTCTTCACCGATTCCAGATAATCATCGTTTGGCGAGATGGCCAGCGATGCCAATATATCGAGGACATGGGGGTCGCAGAGCTATGGCCGAGCGGCCCCAAGTGTATCCAATCGGCTTCGCATACCGATGCTCCACCAGAAGAATGGGTGCATTGCGTATCTGAGTTGAAAGACCTGGCGAATGAACTCCGTGAGATAGACATGGAGAAAATCCTAGGACCGGAGCATGAGGACTTGGTAGAGGGGTTCCACAACAGGGTTGATGAATTCTTCTTGAACAAAAAACATGTTTCTGTATCGGGTCCGTTAGTAAGTATTGAGAGAGGGTAGATGACTACAGCATCTAATGAAGCAAGGATAATGGCAGCGGAACGCGCTCTTCAAACTGCCCCTGAACCGGGCGGGATGCAGGGCATGAATACTGGAGACGAGGACGTTCCCATCACTAACACCAGAGTTACGTCGGCTGGGTACGTGACTATGTGGAATACCGACACTAAAGAGCCGTCTATCTTCAACATGAATGGAGTACGGGCCAAGCTTAAAGAGGTATTTCCCAAAGACTACGTCAATAATCCTGCCATGAGAGGGCTTGCTTGCTGGACTCCTGATGAACCGGCAGAATCTCCTTGGCGCGGTAACGTTACCTGTCCTCTTCATGCTGACCGTCCTGAACGGGCAGCTTTTGATGCCGTAGGATACCCACGGTGTCACAAGAACAATATACC